AAATCATAGGCACGGATAATATCACCAACTTTTGCAACTCCAGTAAATTTCAACATAAATCCTCTTTTTTGTGTTTTACTTTGAAAACTCTTTATAATCAATAATGTACCATTATAAAGGATGCCTGAAAAAACCACAAGCATTCTTTATAAAAGTGTTGTACCGAAACAACACCATTATATTTTACTACCAACTGCGTACCGTAAAACATTCAATTTCCACAGATTCAGTTTCATCCAAATCTTCTGGTTTTATTTGACTTTCAGCATTACGAGCAAAAGCTACTGCCGCATCATTATTATCAAATACTGCCAGATTTGTCCAATCCCAACCAATCAATTCTTCAAAATGACCAGATTTTACCAAATATACTTCCATTATGCTCTCCATGAAGCGTCATCAATTAATTGCTCTTCGATTTGGTCAAAGGCATCCAATGCATCAATAATACAAGAGTCGGCGCAGCTCATCTGACTCTCAACATCTTCCAAACCATTTTCACAAGCATAATGATAAACATCAGATAATAATGCCTGTGCTGTTTTCAGCTTTTCAACCATTTCTTGATTAATCATCGTTTTCTCCAAATACTGTTGAAATATCACGCTCTACCAATTCTGTTTCCAATTCTTCATCGGTATAAGCATTATAACCTTTAAAACCACCAGTTAGTATTTCTGATAAAAAGAATTCATCATTATATTCACCTTTGGCGGTTAAAATAGTATTAATATCATCATTTACCAATGTTTCAATGGCATTATCCCGCCATGTAGGATTAAACGACATAACCATTATTATACCTCTTCCATTCTATTCAAATATTGTTCTAAATGGTCACGGACTCTATTATCTTCTGCTGAATAGAATACATAATCACCCATTTCATGCCGATATTCAGAATCAACATACTCAAAACCACCATAATACTGTAAGGTACGGTCGTTTGACTTATAAACACCAATACAATCTGGTGATACAAATAGTTTACCGCAACGATTATCAAGACCTAATTGCTTCGCAGGCACTTGACCCATATTAACCACATAATTCTCAGTTAATTCTGTTACCTCATCAATCAATTCAAATAAATCCATATTATTCTACCTTCTCAATACCAAGGATAATACCTTGAGTTATATAAACATGATTAGAATATTCTATTGCTAATTCTAACGATTCCCAAACTTCACCACCACAACAATATACTGGTTCCATATAATCTCCTTAGTATTCACTTACATAATCTTACTAATAACCACTATATTGAATGGTTACTATAAAACTACGGTGTAATAAATTCTTTGGTTAATACGGATACAATCTTTTCCAATGATACATGGCGCCTTCTTTCCAATTTCTTTTCATTATACAATGCCACCGCTTTGTCATAATTGGACATTGATTTAATATCATTACAACCAAACTTAGGATCATACCAACTAACCTCATACCTAACATTTTTAAATGTTTTCATAGTACCTTATCAATAATAGGTTGCACATCACCTTCCAGAATCTCATAATTCCAATCGGTGATATCCTCACCACGATTGAATTGCTCCCATATTGATTCTGCAACCCATGCCAGTTTATCGGCATCTTCCACAACCATTTCAATGGTTAATCTTACTTTTTTGTAACCTGTGCTCATATTAAGCTGCCTCTTGAATTTTAATAGTATACTGATAATCACCGACTGGATATTTTACGAAACCAGTCATATCTTTTTTTGCCTTGCCTTTAGCATATAGACCGATAATCGAATTCTTTGGATCAAGAAAGCGTAAATCACTTTCATCACCATTAAATACAGTCATATTATGATTAAAGAATTTCTTAGGCATTTCAGTACCTTTCTTGATACCAAATACCACGGCAATATTATAACCTTGATTAACCGCTTCTTTACAATCTAAGTAATTACCATCTGCCATACTGAAGGTTAAATGATAATTGGTAATGCCTTGAGTTTTACGACCTAATACCTTGGTATAATCATAAAACTGCAAGAAACCAAAAGCTGAGAATATGTTAGTATATACTACATTACCCATTTTAACTGGATACTTTTCCCATGATATATCGGAAGTACCATTTAAACGAATAACTGGAACTAAACCTGCTTTGGCAGATTGCTTAATCGCCAATGTAATATCTTTTGCCAATAGATGCATAAAGGTATCACGGTCATTATAGAATAACTTGGTTTTACGGATTCTTGCCTGCTGAATAGTATTAGTATTCTCGCCTTTTTTGAACATACCGCCACGACCAGCAGTATTCAAGCAAGAAGCAATGCAACCTGCTGTCGCTTTTGGACAGGTATTATGACCTGATAATGATGCAGGTGCTAAATGAAGAATATAGGTATTATAACCCATTGCTTCGCCTTTCAAGGTTTTTGGATTACCTTGTGATAATAACTTTAAACTCATAATATAAACTTTCTCAAAAATTACAATCGAGGTGCAAAATTGCACATTTCAAACACCTATTATACAGGCATTAGAATGAACCACAATCAAATTGGCACATTCCAATACGGTTTCTCTGCCGAAAAACCATAATGTGTTGTATCGGAACAACGACTTAATCCTTAATACATTCAACCAAGTAACCATTACCTTCCATTTTGGATAATAATGCTTTAATCGTTTTATCCATCATATTAGATAATGGATAATACTCGGTTCTAAATCCAACCTTACTGCAAACAAATGTATAACCTTTCATAATACCCTTTCTACTTTAATATTACCAGACATTACCTTAAACTGATTATCAATATCACTAAAATGATAAGATAATAGTATAATCAAACAAACAATAATAACTTTATCCATTATCTAATTCCATTTCAATATCCATCCAATTATGGAATTCTTCATTATAGGCAATGGGATCCATTTCCTTCAATATATCAGAAGGAGAAAATGATATACCAGCAATAACTACATCACCATGCTGATTATCAAAATAATAGTTAAAATCTTCAACCAAACGCTTCATACTGCTCATAATACTCCTTTAATCAATTTAGATAATGACCTCTTAACCTTATAAGAGAATCCAATAATGAAATACTTAACTAACTGAAAATTGCTCATATAATACCTTTTTATAATAAACCACTAATAATACTGCCTGCTGAATTATTCATAATGCTACGATATAATTCACCTTTAATTCTTTTTACCAATTCCGAACGATTATTCCATGACCTCATAAAGGATAATGGTGATGCATCATGATTATTACCATAATAAATCCATTCTCTACCATGATTATAGTTTACTTTATATTCTTTACCTTTTAAGTTAATTATAGTGGGATTAAATAAACTCTTAATATCTGCCTCCACTTTAGTAACCATTGGAATATATTCAGAATGGATTATAGTATAATCTAATGGTGTAGATTGACTTAATCCCGCCATTCTATTATTCGGTGTCTTTTTAGTAATACCGATTTTAATCCAACCTGGCATACTCTTATTAAAAGCAATATAAAAATAACCATTATTCCTTTTAGATAATAGATTATGCTTTGAATTTCTCATAATCAATGACCACAAGCAGATAGAAAACGGTTAATATCAAATAACCGATTATCATTTTTAAACTGAACCGCCATATCAGAACATAATTGAAATGGTGCTTTATTCTCAAATAATACTCTTGCCAACATAATATAATGCTTTTTACTCATAATCTCTCCGTATCAAATAATTTACTTTTAATAACTCTATAATACTGACCATTCATCCATACCATTTTCTCATATGATAATGCACGGATAATAGTCCTTATTGACCTATTGTATATCTGAATAATACGAGAACCAGATATACCATAATCTTTACCTAAATCTTTATTAGTACCATTATCAAGAATATAGTGCAATACAATACTATAATCTCTCTCAGATAATACTTCCTGAGCTATATCTAATACCTCATGGCATAATACGATATTATCCAAATCGTTATCTTCCACTATATTGCTCATAATGATGCTCCGTATATTACTTTAAAATCTATTCTATATTACTTTTGGTTATATGTCGCTATAATGGTCGGGATATAGGTGCTCTCGAATGGTCTTAGTTTTCATTTCAGATTATCCTAGATTATCCTAGTTAATCCTGGAAGATTTTCCGAGCCATTCTGAGATATTCTATAATACCATAATAACTAATATAATCAAATAGTTATGATAAAACCATAACGATAACTTACTAATAACCACTAAGCGTATCTGAGCACCTTAATGGTTATTATAATATATCGATATTATCTCTATACTATTATGAAGCTAATTTGGCATTCAGTTTAGCGAGTTTTTCTTCAGCTGCTTTAATCTGCGCTAATACCTTATTCTTTTTCTCTTGCTCTTTTTGCTTCTTGGTTAATGCAATAATACGCTTATTGGTAATAGTATCTTCCTTAATCATTTCACGGAGAGATTTAACCAATGAACGCTTGTCGGATAATGATAATGATTGGATGGTGTCGATAAATGTAGTCATATAATGCTTTCTATAATAAATGGTAAATGTAAATGGTACAGCTTGATAATTAAGCAAATCTGCGATATAATCTAATACCAGCTTTTGCGCCTCTTACTGCTTTACTGGTTAATCGGTCGCTTTTAGTGGTAATAATACGACCACCATTATTGAGATAATCCAGAATATCGTGCTGGATGGCAATATCTTGGATAATACGCTTATTGGTTACTGGTTTATCATATTGCTTACCAGTAAAGGCTTTAGCGATATTATTAGCCACGATATACTCATTATCCATAATGGCAGCTTTTTTGGCAGCAGCTTTTTCCTTACGCTTAATAGAGGATATATCCTGATTAACTCGGGATAATAACTGCTTTAATTCAATAATAGATAATCCAGATAAATCCATAATAATAATATAATCTCAATAATAATAATAGTTAATAATACTGCTTGATTATAGGTGCTGTCCTTGTACAGGGCTGTCTCTAAGCGCATCTCGATAAAACTCTTTAAAATCTTGTGCCAATTCTCTTCCGGACCACGCCCAAGTTTGACTGTCCCAATCGTCTGTTATCTCAGCTTCAAGTTTAGTACCCGGGGCTCGACCATGACTAAACCCTATACGAACAGTATGCTCAATTTGTTTATTAACCAACTTTGCAAATATTCTGCCATTGGGATTTGGATTAATTGTTACTTTATATCCGTGTTTTTCAGCAAACTGTATCGTTGGCTGTAAAAACTGGATTTTAGGATCAACAACACCAGCTTGGGCTGGAATATCTTCCTTAATACGGCGATTTTTCATAATATAATATAATCCTAATAATGGCCGATTGCGGAATTGCTCTCGGACTCAATAAAAACCATTGTACAGGTATTGGCGGATTGGTCAAGCGGTATTTTGCGGATTGGCAGAGGAGAGCAGCTATTTTTGGTGCGTTGCCGGATGAGTGTTGTTTTGGAGCAACGACTGTGGCAGATTGGAGAGCAGCTTTGAGGCGCTCAGAGGTAAAAGTGTTGTTTTGGAGCAACGCCGGAGAGCAGTATGGAAAAAAGCTCAGGATAGGTCAAAACAATGATTCAGTAACTCCTTTTTCCAGGAATTTTTTCAGGATCCGACTTTTTTGGATTTGAATTTTTTCCTGGAGCGGGTCTTACGGAAATACTCTTTTTTGAACTCTAGAAAGGACGTTGTATTAATTAATTCAGGATCTTTTTTACAAGCTTCCCTCCAAGCATCATTAACTCTAATGGTATCTAATTGCTTACCCCAAGCAGCTTTGTTAATATCTTTGATTAATTTGGTATCAGAACGAATACCAAGGCCTTGAGCACTTTTATTTCTCATGATGTCCTCCAGAGCAATCACACTTCTTTCTTCCTTGATGACAACTACCACGGCATCCATCCACAGAGTTTCTCTTAGGGTACTGACAAGGTGCTTCGTAATTACCTGTTTCGCATCGTTGGTCACAGGTAACTCTAATAGAAAACCACTTATCGATTAATCGTACCCACCAGGAATTAGGTCTACAGTTCTTCATTTATTCTTCCAATCAAATCCTAATAGTTTGTATAATAGTTTCTGAATCCATGACGGTTCTTTCTCCATACCAATCTGAACTCCACCAATGTTGAGTTGACCTACTGAATTTTGAGGAGAGACAGAAAGTGTAGGAGCAATATTCGTGGTCCATGTAGTAGATACTGTGGTAAATTCATGAATAGAACCACCGATAGGCATAGAATGTACTCCAGCGATTCCTTGAGCTCTATAGTGAAGGTGTGTCGGACCATAATCTAAATCTAATTCGGTTTGCTCAGTTAGTGGCCAGAACCAAACGATATCGGCCTGATTGTTCCAATCTTTTCGTATTGCGTCTACCCATTTTTTACCCCATTTTTCTTCCCAAGTCGGCTCAGAGGGTTTTTCGAATTGTATTCTATCTTCTGTGGTGAACGTGGTCATTGTAATATTCCTGAAATATATTTCTTAACTATATAAGTATAAACACTAATACCATTAGTGCAACTCTAAAACTTCTCAAAAGGAAAATCATGAACTTCTTAAAACAAATTTCGGACGCTTTGAAGTCCTTCTTTAATACTTATGGTCCTATGACTTTAGACGAGTATATCTCTCTAAAGCGTCCTCAGAATAATGCCGACTTGGATCGCATTGTTCGTGAGTTTAACGAACTTCGTTACTGGTAAGCCCCGGAATGGTAAGCCCCGGAAGCGAAGCCCCGGAAGCGCTTGAAAAACTTCTTGTTCTTTGAGCGCTTATAATGATTGTTGTTCGGTTAGGCCACGCCACTCGATAATTTTAAGTTTCGTTCCGCCAATATCATCCTCTGGCCCAAAATATTCCCGCCATTCGGTGCCGTTCCAATATGCTTTATGTGGAAACGGCCACGACCTTACTTTGACCTCGTAGATACCTTCGTAAACTGGTTTGATTTCTTTACTGAACCAGTCGGTCGTTTCGTATTGAACTTCTGACATATTACTCGCCTTCGAACACCAGAACCAAATCTTCTTCGTCAACAATCCAATATTCAATATTCTCATATTTTACTTTCTTTGCTTTTTGCCAGTTAGGTAGAATCACCTGACCAACTTCAACAATCGTAACATCAGGACCAATTGCAACGATTTTACCACGGGAAGCTTCTTCTCTATCAGCAGAAGCTAAAACAATACCACCTTTAGATACTGTATCTTTTTTAACTGCTTCAAGGATAATATTTGCTCTGATTGGTTTGATACCGATACCAGCTGGTGTTGCTTTAGATTTTTTGGTTGCCATAAATTTTCTTTCTACATTCTTCAATTACTTTGGTGGGAACATCGGGGTGCCAACCACCGATTAACATATCACAATTATACTTGATAGGCGTTATCTTGGCAACGATTTTATGGTAATCATCATCAGAAACGAAACCATAGACCACAAAGAATGCCAGTATTGTGGCAAACATTTTGATTGTGGTTATAGTATCATACCTATCTTTAAACATTTATTTTAAGCATTTCTTCATAAGAATAATTTTGTATCATATACTTGGACGGTTTCTCTAGATAACAAGCTTCTAGGTCACCAGGTCGTCTTGGTAGAACATTCACTTTAAATTTCTTATTGTTTACTTTCTTGTAAATCTCAATAATTTCTTTGACTGTTCTGGTATCACCATAAGCAAGGTTTTCAATATCTCTGGAAGGTTCATCGATTGCTTTAATAATGGCAGAACAAATATCATTCACATGGACATATTCACGAACACATGTTCCATCTTTGGTGTTGTAATCATCTCCATACAGATTAAATCCATCTTTACTGGCCTTCACTAGATTCAATAAAATGCCTTCTGGATTGGTTGGAGGAAATCCGTCTGTACCAATTACATTATAGAATCGGAAGATAGTATAATCGTAAGCCTTCTCTTTTACAATATCTTCGGCAACACGTTTAGAGAATCCATAAGGAGAATCTGGATTAGATGCGGCGCCCGTAGAGGCAAAGATGAAATTGTGGTGTCTTACTTTTTCTAAAAGATTGATTGTACCACCAACATTCGTTTCATAATAATCGGTAGGATTTTTAACAGATTCACCAACACGAACCAAAGCAGCCAAATGAATTACGGTATGAAATTCCATATCACAAGTAAACATATTACGGATATCTAAATTTTCCATACCTGTGCCGGCAATATCAAAACCGTACAAATCAATATCAGGTCTAGTTTCAAAAATCATTTGCCATAGATGGCGACCAATGTAACCTTTATGACCTGTAATCAATACTCTTTTTTTCATTTTGTTTTCTTTTTCTTACATTCACACCAAGATTCTTTTTTACCACAAACATTGCAGTAACCTTTTAGAATTGGTCTATCACCAAAAATTGTATTCCACTTCTCTGCAAATTCTTCCTTTGGAATCACAAAAGGTCTTGGAGAACTTCCTTTTCCACCGTCACTCATTATCTTCCTAACTGTTGTTTTAATTGGTCCATGATTTGTTTCACTTCATTTCTCATATAATTATTTTTTGGCAACCAAACATATATTCGATTTAATAATTGTAGTAATTGCTCAGGGTTCATTATTATCTTTTAAGAATTTAATTACTGGTAATTTGTTTGCTACCAACACATAAGCTTCTTTTAATGTTGGTGTAATAACTTTGCAATGAAATATACCATCTTTAATCATGATATCGAAAGGTGCTAATCCGACAAAGCTTTCATCAACAATACAACGAATATGCCAAGATTTGGCAGTCTTGCATCTTTTAATTAAATCATCATAGATTTTTTTAGGATCAAAGGGATCAAATAAAGCAACTTCAGACATTTTCATTCAATAAACTAGGACCATTATTACTTTCACTCAAGGTAAAACTTTCAGCAAGTTGTTCCGCTTTACTAAAGTCAGATACAACTTCTTTATTAATGATTCTACCTTTTAGGTAATAATTAACGGTATATGAAAAATCTTTTCTTTCGACAATAGCTTTCTTATCACCATTGGTAAACTTAGACAGTTCCATGAATTTCTCCCCATACAAATTGTTCAGCATAAGATTGTGCTTCGGATTCTTCTTTAAAGAATTTGGTTTCCATTAATACTAGACCATCATCGTCAGCACAATCAACTTCAAACATATCAAATATATTTCTCCAAATAATAGTGGCAGTTTTTCTACCACTATTACCTACAAAAGTAACGATTCGTTTTTCGCCATCCATCATGATATCATTCCTACAAAACGATTTAATACAACACGGTTATTCAAACGATTACCTGCATATTTACTGAAAGCAGAAACCAAACCACGAGTAGTTGCATTTTCTTTAACAGTAAATTCTACATCATCATCAGTATCTAGGCCTTCTGCACGGAGAAGATAATACTCATCGTAACCAGCAGATGTAACAACCATAGATTTGTTTTTACGAAATTCATATTTAATTTTATCGTGTAGGTTGTAAGAAAGATTAGGATAGAACCAATGTAATTCACGACCAAGTTCACGACCACTTAAAACATAAAAACCAACAATGTTACATTCTGTACGAGCCTTCAACATTTTAATATATTGAGCAGTTAATTCACGACCATGTGGATTATCTACTTTAACTTCAGATTTAGTTTTAGGATCACGAATCACCATTTTTTTATGTTTACCATAAACATATTCACTACTTGTACCTGAAGTTTTATAACCATCAGCATTAGTATAATATACATCACGCAAAGTATGGCCATCACCATCGGTTAAGAATACAGTATTTACAATCTGTAATTTATATTGTTTCTGAAATTCAGGAACAATTTTCATGGCAGAAATAACTGTTTCATTTAATGGTGTACCACCCATTTGGAACCAATATGGTTTGAATGAACGATGGTGTGATAAGCTTACCAAAGCAGCACCAGCATAAGAAAATTCAGAAGCAGACATTTTGCTCGATAATAAATTCAACAATTTAAAATTGCGCAAAACAATATCGCCTTCTTTAAATTCACCAGAATAACAATCGTTATGTTCAGATGTAAAAGCATAAACATCATAAGGAATGTTTACCTTCTTACAGAACATTACTAAGTTAATTAACTGCTTGATTGTATTCTCTAAATGGTTGTGCATACTACCTGACCAGTCTAAGAACATTACAAGACCGTGAGATTTACCATTAGGCAATACGGTAATTTTCTTAAACAAATCTTCAGCAAACTGGTATGAATAGATTTTGCTCATATTCAATTCACCAGTTTTAGCAATAGATGCACGTTTCAATTGGTCGGCATTTTTACGCAACTCAAATTCTTTGGCCAAATAACCAACAACTTTCTTGGCATCATTACGGAGTTTTTGAAATCCTTCTTTATCCTGACCTGTAGGACGATAATATCTATCGTTTTCAAATTTAATTAATTCTGCACGATAATCATTCCACAATTTTTTATGTGTAACAATGGCTTTATTTAAATCAATATCAGGAATATTTCCATAATATAGAATATCACTAGAGGTATCAAATAATTTACTTTCATTCTTACGATAGTTTTCATCGGTGAAAGATTTTATTTGATCTTTCGAATCGAATTCAGGATTATTACCACCAGCACGGGTTGCCTCGGCATTTATATCTTCCGTTTCTTCACCGTCATCAGAATCTTCTGTATCGGAATTAGATTCACGGGTTTCGGTCTCATCGTCCCATTCATCAGAATCATCATATCCTTCGGAATCAAAGCTTTCATAATCACCATCTTCATCTTCTTCAAACATTTCGGGATTATTCTTCTTGCGTTCTTCGGCTTCATGCTTCATGAAGTCCATTACTAAACGAGCAACTTCAATTACATCTTCATAAGTTTCGGTATTTTCGATACGATTGACCAAGTATTGCTCAGCATCATTAAATTTAATTCCTTGTGTTGCACCACCTTTAGTGTAAAGGTTAACACGGTCAATAAAATTCAATTCATTCAAATCAACGTCTTTAGTACCAAAGAAATCTTTTTCAATCAATTCTTTGTACGCACGAATAAACGAGGAACGAATTCCTGGATATTTGTTTTTGATTTTACGCTCAATACGAGAATCTTCCAATACGTTCATAATGGACATTGGAAGTTTTTCTTCATGTGCTTGAATCAAACCATCTAGAGGAGTATAAAGTGCATGGCCGACCTCATGACCCATAAACAAGTCATAAAGATAGCCAGAGATATTTTTATCTAAAATGGGTACAGTTAATACACGTTGTTTAACATCAAAAGATGCAGTTTGCACATTTCTTTGCTCAATAGTGAGATTTTCTGTTGCCATTAACTTGGCAAGTAACGATTTTGACTGAATGAGTTCCATGAATTCTCCGATTTAAAAGACCATTATACTCTAATTATCGCTTACCGTCAAATGTTTTCTGAAAATGCGTTGTTTTTTAGCAACACCATCAATCTTGATAAATTACCTTGCGTTTTTGGTAGTCGGAAAGGTCTTTTTCCATGCCGGATAACGTTGCCCATTTTCGGATTACGATATCCAACTTTTTCCAATAAGGAATTTCTTCATCATCCGCTTTTGCATCGAGCCAAATGTAGTGTCCGTTGTTACTCATGTTTATTTCCTTCGTTTTTTTCAAAAAAATTCTGCTCAATTGCAGATGCCAAGCGATCCGCAAGCTTTGGATCGAACTTTACTAAAAAATACGCAACATCTTCTGTTGGTACATGACGCAAATTGAACATAATTTCATCAATTCCACGCAAAATTTGCGATTCTTCTTGCTGTCTTAGCATAATTTCCTCATTGTAAAGTGTCGGTTTGCACAGAAGTCACTACACTGCCTCTTTCCTTCGCAATTCCGACTGATTTTAACCATTCAATCTCAATTTGTAACTCTTCCTCTGTCAAGGTTTCCAAATATTCTTCATATTCGGCCCAATCTTCTGCTGAAATGCTCATCTTCTCATACTCGATATGTCTTTGGCTTCATTATCTGTGAATACCGGCACAGCATTTGATTTATGCATGGTACCGATGCCTTTAATTTTGTCTCCTGTGTAGGAATTTTGCAATCTTTTTGTGCAAGGAATAAATCCTGTGTCTAAAGATTTAAAGTCAGGGGTTTCCCTGTGGAAAGGTACCATCTTTTTCAGAGGTAGTTTAGTTTTAATGACGGGAGAATGTGAATATCTTTTTAAAGATATTTTATTGATAGCCTCTAACCATTGATGCTTTTGCTCTTGTTGAGCTTTAGTTAGTTTTTTTGGCTTTGATTTGGGAATATAACCGTATATCATATAATCAATTTCTCCATGTGAAGAAACAATTATATAACAGGAGGTGCTGGATGTCAAGCGCTGGTGTTGTATGGAAGCAACAATACCTTTATTTCGAAAGCGGACATACCTACTTATAAGAAAAAATTAGAAATTTCTATTTTCTTCTGGTAAACTTGTATCTTCTAATTCACTTAATAATTCTTCAACAGTTCTATTTTTGAGTTTTTTGATTTCTGCATGCTCATTTTTGCTTCTTTTTGGTACATAAGCATAATCATCATTATACTCTTTATTCTTGCGGAATTTTGCCACAAATTTTGTCACTTATTTCTCCTATTTCATCGTTTCAAAAGTTATGCCTCTAATTTTAGTTTCGGGCATGTTGTGCATATCCATATTCGACACATAAGTGATGTCGGCATTTGGATAACAAATTTGTACAAGTTTGAGTAATTGGCAGACTGTGCCATCTGAATCATTAAACGAAAATATTTCATCAACACAATTGATATTTTTTAATATTTCACGGCGAGTGTCATAATTTTGAACAAATCCACCTTGTGACCACATCATATACCAATCAGAATGAACACCGACAACTAACCAATCACCTTTTGACTTACATTTCATTAAGTATCTTAATTCTTCAATCGTAAGTGGATCAAAAGTGCCGGATGTTATTATTATTCTATCTTTTTGTGGCATTACGGTAATAGATTTGGAAAAGCCTCTTTTACGAATTTATAGTTTAAACCTTTTACACCTTGGTCTTTTTGGAAAATACCAATCAATACTTCTGCATCACGGGGTTCCAAAGATTCCAAAATTTGTAACAATAATTGATTTCTTTTCTCTGGTGTCAAACTTTCTGCTGTAGCATCACCTTTTTTGAAAAGATATAATTTACGCAATTGTGCAGCTAAAGAATTTGAAGTAATACCAGGTAAAATATCATCAGGTATTTTGTAATTATCTGGCATTTCAGTAACTAACCATTGGCAATTTGGATGAAATGTTAATTGCAACACATCGACCAAAGTTTGAGAAAGATTCTTCTCTATTACTGCCATTTTTTCTTTTTTATCTTTAGCTTCTTCAAATTCATCAAATACTTCAAATATATTTTTCATTAAAATTCCTCGATTACTTCCATTAAGTTTTTCAGTTTATGTTCAATAAAATAATTCAACAACTTATTCCGTTTTGCTGGAACTGTTTCATCATAAGTATTTATAATCTTTTCTTTTATTTCTTGTGGAATGAAAGACAAGTCAATTAACGTTTGATTTCTACCAAAATTTACAGTTTCATCGTATGAGAAATTTTTAACATCTTCATTCAGATATTTTTCTAATGTTTTTTGTGTAATTGGTTTTTGTCTTAAATCACGGACAAAACAATCTGATGGTGAAAACATATTTGGTATGCCATCACCTTTATCACCACGAATAATTTTTTCTTTAAGTTCTAATACCGGATTTTCTGATTTTACAAACTTCTTTTGTGAAGGGTTATATTGCTTCACATTTGGATAGTTTTGCAACTGTAGGAAGTCACCATCACTCGATAGGATCAAAATCTTTTCGTGTGCTGAGTGCCGTGGTACTAGTGTGCCAATGATGTCATCCGCTTCGGCGCCCTCAACGTCAATTACTTTATATGGGAAGTTTTCTTTGAGTTCGGCTTTGAATTTTGCAAGCATGTCAAAAATTAAATGCCAATCTAAGTTAGATTTGTCACGGTTCTTTTTACGATTTGCTTTGTAAAATGGGAAATACTCTTTACGCCAGTATTTACGATTATCACAACACAATACCACTTCACCATATTCATTTTTAAAATTCTTAATATGGTTACGAATGATATTCAAAATCATGTGACGAATTAGACTTTCATCTAATGCACCTTTATGGTTTGAAATTTGTGCCATAAGTCCGGCAAGTAATACTTGATTTAAATCAACGAGAATCATAATAAACTTTCAATAGTTTCCAATAGGTACTATTGTATCACAGTTCTTTCAGTTTGTCAAATGTTTTTTGGATAAAAGTGGTAGAAGTGGTAGTTTTGCGAGCCATGACACCATACCAATTTTGTGGTATTAATCCAGAAATATATTCTAAAGGTTCTACAAAAACGGCATCAAAGCGGTCAACATCATATATGCCATCATGTGTATTATCTTCTTTGAATAATATAACATGATATGTATTACCCATTGTAGAATTGTTTAGGCTTTCACCTGGATTTTTGTATAAAGCTGATTCAATATGTATTTCGTCTTTTTTATCGCCAGGTAGAAAAAAGATTGCGTCATGTGTCTCATTCTTGAGGTGTTTGAGAAATTCTAACATTATAGTCCTTGATATGTGATTTGCGTACTCTTACCATTATCCATGTGTTATAGTAATCTTCTGATTCCATAACTCCACGGACAAATTGCTCTTTTGCTTCGAGATAACCACATTCGCCTTTACTTCGGCATAGATGTAATATTTCACGGGAAAAGTTTTCATGGCCTAATTGTAACACATCTCGCTTCAACATGTCACTACTTCCATAGTAAGTTTGCCAATCACTTGGAACTTTAATCTTTTTCTTTTTACCTTTGACTTGTTTGGTTTTGGCAGAATAAAAGAATTTCTTGCCTATGTATTTTTTACCATTCGTCAGGTTGGTGATTAGGTAAACAAAACCATAGTTATCTTGTATTTGTTCCTCAATAAAGTCTTTATTTTCATATATCCACATATTAACCCATATAAATAAGTATAGGTCACGGAACTCCCATTCCCACCTACTCTAACATTTTATAGGAATGCCAGCATGAATATTTATACTATCTATAAATCAACTTGTGTTAACACCGGTAAATCATATTTGGGTTTTGATTCCAATTGGCCAAGAAGATTATCGGAACATAAATCGGCTTGCAAAAAACAAAAAAGTAAATTCTATAATGCTATTAATAAGTATGGTTGGAATAATTTTGTTTGGGAAATAGTATACCAATCAAAAGATGGTGATTATACTTTAAAAACTATGGAATGTTTTTTTATAGAACAATATAATAGTTTTAAAAGTGGTTATAATTCAACCAAAGGTGGAGATGGTATTTTAGGTTATACCCACACAGAATCATCCAAACAAAAGATATCGAATTCACACCAAGGTGTAAAAAGGCCTTGGATGAAAGAATTTAATCAATCCGAATTTATGAGAGGAGTTTCAAAAAGAAAGAAACCAGGAACTTCAAAGTCTTTGATTGGAAATAAGAACCATAAACATAATATTATAGTTAACTGCCTCACTTGTAATAAATCAGGTTCTTATCCAATAATGAAACGGTGGCACAATGATAAGTGTAAATTAGTCCCAATCTTCAGTATCTAAATCTTCTTCATCCTCAACAAATTCTTCCGTAAGTTCTTCTATTTCAGAACCACAGAATGGGCAATGTTCAGGTAATTCTTGAGAAACCATTTCTTCCATAAATGCTATGCTATAAGTCGATTCACAACTTAAGCATTCTCCAGATAATTGTTTTTGAGTCATTAAAAATCCTTAATGTGCCCAAACATCACTCCAATCTCCAGACAAAGCACCTTTTGCATAGTCGGTTGCTCTATTCTCAAAGAAGTTTGTGTGAGTTGGTGCGTTAATCATTTCCTCTACCCAAGGTAAAGGATTTCTTTTCACTTTAAACAGACCTTTGAGTCCTAAAGAAATCAAACGGCGGTCGGCAATATAACGAATATACTTCTTAACATCTTCAGCAGATAAATCTTCCATGGCGCCCATCTTAAATGCCAAATCAATAAATTTATCTTCAAGTTCTACCATGCGTTCAGCAATAGTATATAACTTACCTTTCAATTCATCGTTCCAAATTTCACGATTTTCTTCTATATATGTTCTAAACAGTTTAACCATGTTTTCTGTATGTTGAGTTTCATCAACAATAGACCAAGTTACAATCTGTCCCATGCCTTTCATTTTGCCATGTCGTGGAAAATTAAGTAACATAATAAAAGAGCTAAACAACTGCATACCTTCGGTAAATGCCGAGAATACAGCAATTTGTGTAGCAATGTTTTCTTTGGTACCTTCTTTGTCGGAGATATCCATAACATAATCATGCTTCTCTTTCATCGCCTGATACTCCATAAAGTCGTTATAGAGTGTTTCAGGTAGACCAAGCGTTTCGATAAGGTGTGAGTAAGCAGCGATATGAAGTGCTTCACGGGCTGCGAACCCCATTAACATCATGCGTATTTCGGGTTGTGGGAAATAAGGTAGATAATTATTAACATAACCACCAGCAACGTCAATATCTCCTTGGGTGAAGAATCTAAAAATGTGGGTGAGAAATTGCTTTTCTTCTTTGGTGAGTTTTTTCTTCCAATCTTTAACATCTTCCAACATTGGAACTTCGGTATGTAACCAATGAGATTGCTCATGCTTAAGCCATGCATCATAAGCCCAAGCATAATTAAAAGGTTTAAAATATGTACGCTCATCGGTGAGCCTCGTTTCTGTTTTTTTAATCATTATTCTCTCTATACATTAAATGAGGAACCACAACCGCAGGTACCTTTGACTTCAGGATTTGTTATAACAAATTGTGAATTAAATTTTTCTTCTTTATAATCTAAAGTAGCTTCCATTAAGTATTGTGCCGACATTGAATCGACAAACACTTTAACATCATCCTTCATAATCACAAAATCATCTTCTTCTTGATTTTCATCGAAACTAAATTCATATTGGAATCCCGAACATCCGCCACCCTTTACGGACATCCTCAATGCCATATTAGGATTCTTTTCTTCCACAATCAAATCTTTTATTTTATTAAATGCATTATCGGTTACTTTAACCATTTTATACCTTACATGAACATTTAAGTTCGTAATCTTTTATTGCAGCTTTAATAGCATCTTCCGCAAGGATCGAACAATGAATCTTAACCGGCGGGAGTGCGAGTTCCTCTGCAATTTCAGCATTCTTAATTGATCCAGCTTGTTCCAGCGTTTTACCCTTGACCCACTCCGTGACGAGTGAACTTGAAGCAATCGCCGACCCACAACCATATGTTTTAAATTTAGCATCTACAATTATTCCGTCTTCCACTTTAATTTGTAGTTTCATTACATCACCACACGCTGGTGCACCAACCATTCCCGTTCCAACAGAATCGTCATTTGAATCCATTTTGCCTACGTTTCTAGGATTCTCATAGTGGTCAATTACTTTATCTGAATATGCCATTTAACCCTCACAAGCAATACAATCGTTACCTTGAGCAATCTGAGTCATATCTAGCTCTTTGATAACTTCTCTTTCTATCTTTTTGGCAACCTTATCAGCTTTACCAATTTTTTCTGAACGGCAATAATATAAAGTTTTCAATCCTTTTTTCCATGCCATAAAATGAATAGCGTGAATATATTTAATATGCGCATCGGGTCTAAAGAATAGATTTAATGATTGCGCTTGGTCAATATACGCTTGACGATCTGCAGCAAGGTCGATAACCCACCTTTGGTCAATTTCCATTGAGGTTTTGAAAATATCACGTTCTGCTTCAGAGAGTATATCAAGATGCTGGCAGGAACCATCATTAGCAATAATAGAACTCCAAGCATCAGCGTAAGCTTGTTCATCTGTTATTTTCTCCTTTAAAATTTTATCTAACCATTTATTTTTATTTAAGTGAGAACCCGAAAGAGTATCCTGCCGATAAGCGTTGGCACGATAAGGTTCAATAGAAGGAGAAGTATTCCCCATGATAATGGAAGAAGAAGCATTGGGAGCAATAGCCATAAGGTGACTAAACCTACGACCAGTACCAGTTGCATCAGGAGCTTCACCTCTTTCGGAACCAAGTTGAATATTTGCTTCATCTAGTCCTCGTCTGATTGATTTAAAAATTCTGTTATTTGCAACTTTCGCCATAACACCCTCAAAAGCAATTCCGTTGCGTTGTAAGTAAGCATGAAAACCAAGAGCACCAATACCAATGCTTCGTTCACGCTGAGCGGAGTACTTTGCTCTTGCAATAGCGTCAGGAGCATTTTCAATAAAGTATTGGAGTACATTATCAAGCATTTCTGCTACATCTTTAAGAAACTGTTTATTATTTTTCCACTCATCATAAGTTTCTAGATTTAAACTTGATAAACAACATACTGCTGTTCTTTCTTCGTTTGTAGGTAAAATAATTTCAGAACACAAATTTGATTGATGTACTTTTAGACCTTTATCTTTTAACCATTTTGGTAATTGGCGATTGCTCGTATCAATATAATGAATGTATGGTTCACCTGTATGCATACGCAATTCTAAAATTTGTTGCCATAGGTGTCTTGCTGATACCATTTCACGAATTTCGCCTGAATGTGGGTCTTTTAGTTCCCAATCATCTTTAGCTTCAGGATCCAACATGCAATTTTCAATGAGTTGCATGAAGTCATCCGTAATATTGATACCATGGTGTAGATTCAGGCAACGCACATTTGGATCGCCTGTTGGTTTTCTCATCTCAAGGAAGGGAATAATATCAGGATGAGATATATCAAGATAAGCAGCGTAACTGCCCCTACGGGTACGACCTTGACGATAAGCCAAGCTAGAGGCATCATAGATTTTGAGATGCGGCATAACGCCAGTCGATTTATCGTCTGCCGAACGAATACCAAAGCCAATGCCAACACCGCCACCAAGCATACTAAGCCAATTAGTTTCTGAAAGATTATCAACTAGACCCTCCGCAGTATCTTCAATATAATTAAGGAAACATGATATAGGCATGCCACGCTTAGAACGGCCAAAACTGAGAATGGGAGTAGAATAAGATAACCAATGTTTACTGCTGTACTCATATAGTCTTTGTGCATGTTCTAAATTACTTCCAAATGATTTTGATACAAAGGCAAATCTGTGTTGTGGCGATGTTTCATCTTCTTTCATGTACGATTCTTGTAATCGTTTTATTCCTAGTTCGTCAAAAAGTTTATCTCGTTGTAAATCAATAGTTAATCCTAGATATTGCATATTCACCTTGTTATTGTTATTGTTATTTAAAAAATATAATATAAAATGCTAAACTTTTTTCCAGTTCACAAACTCCATTTTTGCTCTTAAATTTACAGCTGTATGTTTATCTATAATGTCTTGAATTTCGTCAGGTGAGAACCCATTCAATATCATATCATTAACATCTTTTTCTTCAATAAATTCTGGCCAAATAACCACATTAAAATGATTGTCTATCGCATGTTCCATCTTCTTAACAATTTCTTTGTTACGAGGCTCATTGTCGAACACCAACACCACCTTGGACTTGTCCAATACATCGGTGATTGATTCCAAATTAGAGTCTGCTGTTGCTACTGCATTCTCCACAAACATTGAATCAATAGGACCTTCAAACACATATACTAATTTATCCTCGTCTATCCGGTCAAGCCCAAAAACTTTTTTATTATCTTCGTGTGTTTTTATCGTAATGTAACGGAGCGAGGATTCACCCAAAGCCCGTGCTTGAACGGCAACAAGGTTCTTTTGTTTATCATAGAATGGTATAACGAGCCTTTGGTCATTTTGTTTAAGGCCGTCTTGCACAATACCAAGTTCTTGAATGAATTGACGGAAATCTGGCGCAAAGTATAATTGCGAATAAAATTGCTCGGGTATTTTTCTCGACCGTACATATGTTTTAGCAAAATGTTCTTCTGGTAGCGAGTCAATTGATTCCAAGGATAACTTTTGCCGAAAGACCGGCTTCTCTGTTTTTGCTTCTTCGAACTCCGGCTTTGGATAGTTCCCATTATCGGTTCCATTCTTATATCGTTCAAGTTGATATTCTTTTACAAGATTTGGATCAACTTGTTTCAGAAAATTATAAAAAGTCGTGGATACGCCACAATTATGGCACATATAAAAGTAATCATTCTTCTTACGAAAAACGTAACCACGAGACTTAACTTTATTTTTTTGTGAGTCGCCACAAAGCGGGCATCTGAAATTATAAAGGTCATCTTTCTTTTTAGAAAACCTTTGTAATTTAGGCGCAACTTGTAACAGGAAAGACCTGTCGATAAAAACGCTCATAATATATTATTTCAAAAATGGTACTAATTAATGTAATGTGTGTAGTATTGTATCAACATTTGCGTGTGAAATCAACCACGAAAGAACAAGAATACCACCGGCAATCATCCACTTCCATTGAAGTAATTTGTCTAGTTGGTCTTTTTCTTCTTTATTGTGTTTCAACATACATTCACGGAGACCTTTAATCTCATTCATAATACGTAATTCGGTATCTGAAACTTTTTCTAAAACAGTATCGATTCGTTCATGTATTTCGGAGATATCCTTATCCGTATCTTTTCTTCTTTGTTCCATATCGGTATACACTTTGGCTATGTGACGGTCGTGTTGGTCGACCAACTTTTCAATCACAATATCCATTTTATTACATAACGCAGATAAAGTCAATACTTGTGTCTTTAAAACACCAATGTCGACCTTGATTTCTGTTTCGTCTGACATTTTACTTCTTCTTTACTGGAATGGCAACAGCATCAGCGATTGCTTGATGAATCTTAACATTCTTACATACAGAAACAGTTTTACCTTTTACCACTTTATCGTGGCAAATCTTTTTAGTTTCAGCATGAGCAACTAATGATAAAGTGGCTAATATAATGAATAGTGATTTTTTCATTTTTATCTTTCTGGCATTGACATAGAAGGACCTAGTGGTTTTAACGTAGGTGATGGGGTTGTGGTAACAGTTTCAGATACAGTTGTTGTAGTTGATTGTGGCATTGGTGCTCTAGACATTGTATTTCCACCCAATGGCATATTATTCATTGGCATTGGAGAACCACTCATCATAGGTGTATGTAATCCACCGGCCTCAGCACCATTTAATTTCTCTTGTGTTCTACCATAAGCAGCAATACCAAGAACAGCACCCATGGCAAGGTGAAATAATCCGGCACCTTGAAGTGTTAAAGGTTGCCATTGACTAGTTACTTGGCCATGGTTAAGTGCCTGAAGTAAACTCCAAAGGACAGGTGCTAATAAGAAGTCGAACATACAAATACTCATGTACATCCAACCCATCATTGGACGCCACTTGGAGTTCATCCAATCTTCTTTTTTCTTCTCGCTGTCTGAGAGTTGTTTGTATTCTTTTTGTGTATCTGGCATTAGGCACCTAAAACTTGGCAAGCATGTTGATAATGTGCTCTGCGTTCTGGCTCACCTAAAGAACCTCCATTGATAATGTGTGAAATTTGGTCAATATCACCATTGTCAGCGTGGGCATTTAAATTGGCATTTTCCCAAAAATAACAAGCAGATTGTACGGCACCATCAAAAGTTGCCATATAAGCAGGAACATCTTCAACGTTCATCTGTAAAGAATCAGCAAACGCTTGATAATTATCTTTACCGGTCAATTGAATTAATCCACGACCACAATATCTCCAACCATCACCACTTTCCTCATCACCGTTACCCATACGTCCAGCATAAGCACGATTGGCGATTGCTTCTGGATTATGTTGATATTGTTCGGCAATTTCCATTGTTTGGAAGTGTGATGGCCAAGTTCTATGTAGAGATTCTGCTTTGTAATTTAGATTCTCTTGAATTGCAGTGAAATTAGCAGACTCAACGCAACATTCACCCATGAAGGCAGCAACACGTAAAGGTGTGGTGATGTCATATTGTGGCAATATTTTATTTAATGCCTCAACCCATTGTTCAGCATATGGGTTATTAGGTACAATTGCGTGAAATTCTTCTAAAGTCATTTTAAATCCTTACGATGGTTTGGCCAAAGATACTGGCGTTGCTTCTGGTGTTACTACAATCTGACTAGACTGTGTAACTGCTAAATCTGCATGTTTCTTTGCTTCGTCTGTTAAATCGGCAACATCTTTTGCTGCTTTTGCGGCCGCAGCGATTGCTGCATCACTTGCTTTTTGTGATAATTCTGCTGCTTGATGAATTGCTAAGGCTAATTCTGCTTTTAGTGTATCAACTTTTGCATTTGCTTTGGCTGCTTCGGCTTTTGCTGCAGTAAACACTTGATGTAAATCACCTTCAATAATACCTTCAATTTTTTCAACGGTTTCTTCTACCGTAAACAATTTCAAAATACTCATTTCAATCTCCTTAATATATTGCACTCACAATTTGAATAACACCCATTAATACTTCTCTTGCTTCTTGATCCATCTGGTATTCATCGGCATTAGCATCGATTTGACCAGCAATATTTAAATCTTCGACCAATTCTTTAAAGTCAGCAGCCGAAAGGTTACCAGCATTATATTGGTTTTGATACTCTTGTGCCTGCATGGCAAGGTCTCTAATTATACTCATCTTGGTTTACTCCCAGTCACTTGTTGAATTCGTTCTGCCGACTTCGCTATTATATTTAGTTTTGCGGTACAATAGAAAGCCGCAGGATTCTCTTTTTTGTGCAATTCATCTACCAATGTAAACAGTTCACCAGTTAATTTAATCTCAGCATCATTATTTGGTAAATATTGACTGTAATTCTTCAACTGATAAGCACTCCAATACATTCTTTCAATATTTTCAGCACTATTTAAAGGATTACTACAATTTGTAGTTAAAGCAATGGTTCTAACCTGAGTTACCAAATAGTATTCGTTGGCATCGTAAGGTCCAATCATTAAAGAACAACCAGATAATAAAATCATACAACTTAATATTAATTTTTTCATGGATTCAAGTCTTTCTGTTGTTTAACCCAATTCTGTAATGCTTTCAATTGGTCTGCTGTCAAATGATATGTGCCGTAATTCTCTGCAATTACTTTTTCCGCATCAGATAATTGTACGTTATCTTCCGGTAGTACTTGTAACTCCGGTGGTGGTTCCATTAACTGGTCCGGTGGAGTTGAGAACGGTATTCGTAGCGGCGTAGTTGTGCAAGCGGATAAAAGAAAGAGGAAGCTTACACAAGTTATCGTCTTTAGTTGTAATATATTTAATAATCGTTTCATTCTTGGCTTTCGTTGCCTCATGGCTTTTTATATAATCATCGAGCACTTGCTTTGTAATATTCTTTTGATCGGTTACTACTTGGTTGATCTTCGTTTCTTCATTAACCAAAACATCTCGTCTTCCATCTATATAGAATCCCGAAGCAAACAAGAAAACACCAATTAGTTCAACAACAATCACCACAAAATATCGGTATACTATGGGTATTAATCCTTGAACAAATTGAACCAGAATAAAAAGGGCAACACCGAAACCGATAATTGCCCAAGGTACCCAACTAGGAATCAAACCTAATAACCAATTTATTGAGAACATTTTAAATTTTTGGAGGCTTTCTATGACTCATACCCATCATCACAGGATTGTGTGCCTTCTTCCTCTTTCTTAAATCAACACCAGGTTCACCACCTTTGCCACCAGAACCAGCGATTGCACCACCGCCAACCACATTAGTTGGACCCGCAGACATTGCGCCACCACCCATACCATCTTCTTTTACACAAGAATCTTTTGAATATTCTTTTGTGCCAACGGCAGTATATCCAGTCCTGCAGGCTTTCTTTAAATCGCCTGTGGGTTTCTTAACTGCTTCTGAAAATTGTTTAAATGTTTTCATATTTGTCTCAATATCTCTGCGATATTCATATCTACGGGAATATCATCCGTAATTAGTGTTTTACCTCTGATACCTTTAACTATTTTTGGTAGTATATTTAAATACAACAAAAATGTTTTTAATATATCATAATCTCTCTCGTCAATTCTATAGAATAAAATTCTTGCCGTTACTTCGGGACCAAAAACATTATTCAATAGAATGATATGATTTAATATCAATCGTTCTTTTACTACTTTAGTAACCTTGTATCTGCGAAATAGACGCTTCAGATATTTGGTTCTTTTAATATCGCCTTCAAATTCCGACATTACGCAATGTGGTGAAGTGTATGACTTCATTGCATATATCATAAAATTATCTTCATTCAACTCATCAAACATTATTATTATTCTTTTTACATGATGAAAAAACGGAGACAGCCTAGGCCATCTCCGTTAATTAAGCATTAAATACCAGCGAAATATGTGCCAGAGTTACTTGTGTTACCGGACAATGTGTTAGCTGCAGTTGGATTAGCAAGAGCAACCAAAACTTCATTTTGAACACGACCAGCACGACCGCCAGTAAATGTTCTTGTACGAACCCAACCGGCATGTGGAACAGAACCTAGATTAAACTGGTTTGTACCATTGGCTACACCAGCATATACTGCATTGGCCAAACGAGTTGGAGTCACCAATACTGTATCATTGTTATATGTGGTATCATAAGTTTTGTTTGTATTGTAGGTGATAGCGGTATCGAATGTAGCAACTGCACCAGCGGGTGTAGTATTAAAGGAACCATTTGTCAATACAACGTTGTTACCACTAACAGAAGCAACTTGTGTGTTAGAAGCAAAGAATCCTGGATATCCGTTACCTGCTGTTCCAGTAACAAAATACACATATTGTCCTGCTGTAATACCTACGTTGGCAGCACTATTTGGTCCACCATCATAAACTGTTAAAGTAACAACGGTATTACCAATAGCAGTGGTATTGGCAGTAGTTGCGGTTACGGTTTGTCTTACTTCACGCTCACGATCCCATTTAGGTTTCTGATTGTGATTATCTGTATTTCCCCATGTTGGCATTATTTTCTCCTTGATGAGCCTTTGGTTATAGTACTATTTATCTTATTTGTTTTCTACTTTTTTGTTGACCGTACCATCATCTTTTTTGTTGCCATTCAAATCTGGTCTTGATTTCATTTGTGGATCAATCTCCACGGTATCACGCTTCTCACCAGTCATAGTAGTTCCACCAGACATTACTGCTCTGGCTTTTGGTTCACCATCAGGTAAAGCATTTGGATCTTCTTTACTTAGTTTTGGATTTTTTCCGCTAGGCTTACCAGGAGATGTTTGATTTTTATCATCTTTTTCCCAATCGTAAGTTTCTTCTTTGACGGGCTTACATACAGATTTTATCGTCTTTAATGTTTTGGACATACCACGTTTTCTTGGTAGAATATCATGGGTATCATCTGTATTATTGGCACCGTCAAATGGAGATTGAGTTGCTGCATTAGGATCAGCAAAATTATCTTCCGATACAGGTTTCATACCAACTTTACGTTGTAGATAACCTTTCAAACCTTTAACTCTTTTCTTGGCAATTTCGTCAGATTTTTTGTGTAAATCAGCAAAACCTTTAGACATATGTTTACCATGTTCGGCTGCATCACGGTTTGCTTGAGCATTTTTAAGACTGGATGTAGATTTATCTTTATAGGAAGCAAGTGTAGATTTTGAAATTTCATCAATTCGTTCTTCTTTAACTTGTACAACGGAATGCAATTTATCTTCTTTACCGTCTCTACGTTGTAATCTACTACCTTCTGCGTGTTTTTTAGCAGCTTCTAAACTTTTATGATTAAAATCCATCATGTGTGTCATTTCACCGGTATCAGGATCATGATACGTTGCACGGAATTTATGTGGATAATGTTTTGCTTCTTCCAAATCAATTTCTTCTTTGTTCAAATGTTTCTGTAAACGGTCAATAGCGGAAGTCATGCCTTCACCAGTCTTAGATTGTTTCTTTTGAATCTCATCATGTTTCTTGGCACGTTCTGCTGCATCTTGACGGAACTTATCTAAAGCAATAGGTTTCTTAACCTCTTCAGGAAAGATTTCTCGGTTTTTGGCTTTGTCGTGAGCAATTTTACTCTGTCTAACATGAGTTGGTGTAGTACCAGGCATTGGAGTTTTACTCAATGTTTTACTAACAGTTTGTTCTGGTTTTGCATCTTCTTGTATATGATGCTGTTTCCAAATCAAAAATTGCTTAGATTTGGAATGAGAAATCTTAACATCTTTAGTAGCAAACTTAGGATTGATGCCATGTGCTGACAGATAACGATCCAAAAGAGCATCTTCACTTACATATTCAACTTCCTCAAACTTGTGATCCATGCGCCATTTCTTGAATGTGTTGGATTTAGCATGAGAAATTTTTGTAGCTTTAGATACAAAGTTAGGATTGATACCTTTGGCTTTTAAATATTGAGATAAAGAACCATCTTCAGCAACTTGATTTGTGGCTGAATATTGGCCTAACTGACCAGGATTAACATAATTTGTGCCTCTGGCCGGTTCAGGATTCTGTTTAACTACATCCTTTAATTTCTTTGCCATATTATTCTCTTAGTTAGAAATTTTGCCCATCATGGTTTCATTCTTCAACTTTTTGAAAGCGGAACGAGCCAAATCTTTAGCACGGGACATTGGTGTATGTTTAGCACCAGATTTGTCTGTTACAGTAGCAGGAGATTTCTTCCATGGTGTTTCTTTATGCCATGAACGCTCGTCAGCTTCTTCATTCTTTTTACCATAATAAGCACCTAAAGCCATTTTCTTACGTTCAGCTTTAGATTTACCAGCAAACTTAGGATTTTTAGAATGTATGAAATCATGAATCCAATCACCAGCATCAGCATCTTTAGAAAGAACTTCGTTAATCATTGCATCAAGTTCAACATCAGTTGCTGATTCCATTTTAAGATTTGGAAGATTAACATGGGGTTCTTTTGCTTTGATAGACTTACGAGCAGTAGTTTCTTCAGCATCTTTTACGGCAGGAGCTTTCATCTCACCATCAGTTTTCAACTGTAATTTATAAGATTTAAATTCATTTGCATTTCCACCTTTTACACGACCACGAATCATATCTGTGGTAACTTCATTTGGTTGTGCTGCTGGTGTAGTAACTTCTGATTCAGATAATTCAACTCCTTCTTTTAATGTGGACAAATGTTTATCCAAACTAGAAAAATTACTTGTGCTATCACCATGAGCCTTAGATGATTTTGAACCTGCAGGATAGTGGTGCCATTCACCATAACGGTTAATAGAAACTTCACCTTTGGTTGGATGTTTCATTCCTGCACCATAAGTGGTTCTTTTAAATTCCATACCATGATTTTTAGCAATAGTATCAAGGTTATCTTCATTCAATTCGACTTCTTCATTGCGTGCTTTAGCAAGATTCTCTGGATGTGAAATTGTATCTTTTTTAGGACCTTTAACATCAGCAACAGTCAATGGTTTTTCACCTTTTTGTTTACGGAGATAAGCAGGAACATCGGACTTACGAACTTCTTCACCCATGTTATTGTCGGTGAAAGTCTCTTGTGGACCACTACCTTTGTTTTCTTTAATCTTTGCTTTTGCTTTTTCTTTCCACTTATGTGCCAAAGTCATTTCTTCTGCATGGTGCATCTTTTTCTCATGACCTTTTACTTCTTTTTTAGCAATATCTTTTGCTTCAGGTTTAGTTACACAGTCACCTTCTTCTTTAAGGTCTTTCTCTTTAGGACCTTTCATTTTATCTAACTCATGTTTAGTTTGGTCACGATGTGCTTTAGCAGCATTACCATAACGATGACCAAGTACCTTTGTACCTGTAGGAGTAGCAATCTTGGTAGATTTCTTTTCAGGTTCTAACAATAATTTTTTATCTTCTTCAGCAATAACACTATTAACAGCATCAATCATGGATTGGGTAATTTTACTTTTTGTGAACATTTTTAGTCTCCGTTATTTGTTCTTTTTCTTCTTTTTAACTATTTCAATACCAATATTTCTGTTGGGGTCTTTATAGGTATCCATGCCCTCTTTGTTGTCGGCACCACCTAGTGTACCACCTAGACCGGATTCAACATCATTTTGAAAGCCGTTATATTCTTTAATGGTCTTTCTAAATTTCTTAAATTCTTTCTTTGGAGCAGTATAAGCACTATCTCCTAATGGATTTGGTGTGATACCTGCCGGCATTGCTGTGCTAGCAGGATTTGCGTTACTATATTCTTCACCTTCACTATATGTCTGATTGCCTAATCCAGCACCGCCAGTTAAACCACTACCGTTTGTTCTTGTATTCCAAGTATTGCCTAGGCCGTCAGGACGACCAAGAGCTGATTCTTTACCAGACTTGTCGATACCACGTTTCTTTAGTTTGATTTTGTCTTTGTCTTGCTGGAAGTTGCTTTCTTTGGCTTTGTTGTAGACTTTCGTGATTGGCTGGCTTTCTTCGTAGGCTGCGTGCCACGCACCGCCGGAGTGGCCTTTGTTGAAGTTGTCTTTTCTGGCGCCCGTGTTGCCTTTAACTTGGTCTTGTCCAGGGGGAACAATGGATCCTTGGTTGTCGGGTTTGATGTCGGCTGGACCTTTTGCTCTTGGACTGGAGTAATTGGTTTTAACTTTAAGAAATCGATTATTCGTTTTAACATTATTTTCTTCCTCAATTTTAAATTTACGATTCAGCCAATCTTCAGCCGTTTCGTTTACGGTATTTGAATCAAGAAAAACCTTAGTGTTTTCATATACTTCATGGATATCATATTCTTTAGTACGGATATCACCCGTATTATCGAAAACAATAAAATTTTTAAATGATTCGGTGAAATATTTAGTATTTCTCTGTGATTTAGACCATTTGTCCTGTCTGACGGATTCTACCATCATTCTGGACAACAGAGAATTACGTTCTTTACTTACTTCATCGGTGGTATTCACAAAAATCATCATGGTTTCATATCCAAGACTTTCCAATTCTTCTTTGATATGTGAAATTCTATCTCTATCATCTGCTGGTCCATTAATGATTAGTGGACCACGGTTACGAATGGCTTCTCTACGGAAATCATTGGTTTTTTCAGATAATTTTTGTTTATCTCCCAAGTAATCTTGAGCTTGAATAAAATTCAATTCCACAATCTGAGATTCAGCAATGGCTTCACGAATAATGATATCTTTACCTGAACCTGGACCACCAGTTACAAAGATTGCTTTGAATTGCCCGTGGTTATATGATTCGTGTAATCCCATACCTTTGCGAGTATCATTCATCAACTCTTTAGCGTGTGTATCGGATACATGAGCAGGAACACCTTTACGAAACTCATCAAAGTTTTTATTCTTTGCGTGTTCTCTCATCTTGGTGCCAGATACACCTTCGGATCCCTCAGCATCAGGATCACGATGTCCTGCTGAGTGAACAGTAATCTTTTTGAAATGATATTTACCATGACCAGCTTCAACACCATTATATTTGTGTAATAAGTGGTGCATTTCTTTAACACGGTCAGAACCAACCACAACATGAAGGTGATTTACACCTTTCTTGTGTAATTCAGCTGCATGGTGTAGAATTGTTGGATGTTCTTTTGATGCTTTTTCAAAATGTGTGTCTGGAGAATAACGCTTTAAATGTTTTACTTTTTGTGTGCCACTTAATGGATTCTTTTTGGCATCTTGTGAATGTGAAACTACAACAGAATGGTCGGCGTTATGCTTTTTAGCTACTTCTTTAACTTTATCAATTAATTTCAAGTGACCTGTGGTAGGAGGATTCATGCGACCAAAGGTCATCGCATGGTGTTTACCAGATGATTCTTCTTCTTTGAGGATTTCTAAAAATGATTTCATGTTATGGTGTTGCGCCAATCTTCATATTTGTTAAAGGACCATTATTGTGTTTTACTTGTAAACCAAATACACGATGACCTTTACTATGTTCACTTTCATGTGCATGAACAGGAATTAAAGATTCGCCACCTTTATGAAAAGATAAGTGGTGAGCATTTCTAATCTTATGATACATTTCATTATCTGATGGATCAGTAGCGTGAGCATGAGCTTTCTTATCGTGGCCACCAGAACCATGAACTTTAACATAAGGTAATGCATGTTCTGCATTTCCTTTTATGTATGTGTGTAGGATATGATGTTTTAGTTCTTCAGGATGACTCTTGGACATTTTAGTATATCCTTTGTGTAGTTTATCCCTTACTTCTTTATTAACACTACGAGCATGTTCACTTGCTTTATGATAAAGTTCATTATTCCTATATTCAGGATTCTCTACTTTTTTTTCAGTATCCAAATGTTTTGGACCATTAACTGCTCTTTGAGCTTTAGCTTTAACAGTACCAAGATTATGTTTTTTCATAAATTCTTGGTGACGTTTTTCTACATGACCGTGGATATCGTATTCGCTCATCTTATTATCCCAAATGTTTCGTTAAGAAATGACCAAGTTCTTGTGTACCACCATTGTGGAAACCAATTGATTTAGTTTTACTTGATTTGGCAGACAAACCAAGGTAGTGGTGTTTGGCTGAAGCTGGCTTTTTGTGGAATTTAACAGCAATATCGGATGGATTTTCTTGTTGTGAAGCTTTGATTCCTGTTTTCTTCTCAATATCAGCAGGCTTAGGAGTTAAATGAACTTCATGTACACCTTCATAACCTTTTTTCTTAGCGTGCTCATGGAAAACTCTGGCTTGTTCTTTTGCTCTATCTTCCTGAGTTTTTACTTCATGTGTACCATATTTTTTATCATGGTCAGCTAAATGAGATTTGTGATATTTGTCCTGTGCCTCATGCTCGTGGTCGATATATTTACCACCATTTAAATGTTTTGCCAATTGAGTTTCGTTGTAACCACCACGGTGTGGATTGATAGCATGAGATGCTTTCTTGGCACCTTCATGTTTGGCTTTTTCTTCGGCCGACATTGGTGGTTTTTTGGCCAATTCTTCCAAATATTCCTCATGCAACTTATCTACCAGAATCATATCGTGATCCTTTTTTAGTTCTTGAGCAACTTCATGTGGTGTTAAATGACCGGAGATTGTGTTGGTCAATTCACCAAATTTGTTGTGTAGATGATAAACATTTTTATCTGCATCATGTGTTAATTTATACATTCCTTTGGTAGGATGATAAAAAGAATGATGACCTTTTTTAATTTCTTCTTTTAAAAAACTTAAAAATGATTTCATTTTCTGACTTTCAATAAATTCTGTTTAGCAAATTCTGCACGATTAACCAATTTGGTTGGTTGATTATCGTGGTGAACAACAAAACCTTCAGGTTTGGATTTCTTACCATCAATGTGATGTTGATAGTGTCCTTCGTGTGTTTCTAAAGACTTCACCAAAGTATTTTTGGCTTGGTGTAAATGATGGTGCATTGAGAATAGGTTACCATAGTGTTCTTTGTGTTTTTCAACATGAGCAATTTGGTGTTTACCTTCGTTACGTTTTTCTTCTTTACTTTTATCTGTTTTGACCTTGGCAGCCATCTTTTCATGTTCACCGTGTAAATGTTCTTTAAAACCTTTAACACTTGGAACTTCATCGTGTCTTACTGTCTTGTTTATGTATGTGGCAAGGTGGCCATGTTCTCCACTATGTTTTGGATGAACGGCATTATACATCTTATGACCATGAGTATCATGAATATCTTTAGCGGCATTCATGTGTTTATGGAACTCTTTTTCACGTTCAGCAGTATGTTTTACCTTGCTGGTATCGTGTTCAGCGCCATGAATATGGACATCTGGATGTTCTTTGAATTTACTTACATCAACATGGGGTGAAGCGTGTTTCATTTCATGGTCGTATTCGTGGTGTACTACCACACCAACTTTAGACTTTTTAATCTTTTCTGCTTCTTTACCTTTGGCAGTATAGGTAATAGTGTTTGGAGTAAAAGAAACATCACCTTTAGCCTCAACGATATAACTTTCGTGTAGGTGTTTGGTATCAGCATGGTGCATTAAGTCACCTTGAAATACGCCATGTTTAGGTGTTACTTTAGGTAGATGTTTGAGTGCGTGTTTAAGTGTGTGTGCTAGACCTGGAGCGTGGCCATGATTTCTATCGATGTCCGCTTCAGTATGATTGATTTTTGGATTCTTATTGAAGGCAGATTTGGTTGCCACAAAGAATTTACCATTCTTAGGATGATGACCAAAAACAATCGATGGTGAACCGTCATATTTCATGGTCAGATTTGTATTTTTATGACCACCAGTCATATGTGCATGAGCTTTCATCAAAGCTGCATGAGCATGTTCAAAACCTTCGTGACCATGCATCAACGGTCTATCTTCAGCATGATGAATATGTTTCAACTCCGAACTCTGTTCGGCCTCTTCTTTTAAGAATGATTTAAATGATAGCATGAATTTCTTTCTAGATTTGCAACACACTTTGGTTGCCGGACACCTTATTTATACAACTTTTAAGTTAATATGGTGAAACTGTGGAAAGATTGGCTTAGATACATAGTGCCAAAATTGTTGGATTTAAAACTTGGTTCCTTCAAAATCCATCCAATAAGTGGCCATTTTACCTTTACCTTCAAGTAAGTAAAAAGGTAGAGTATGGATTAAACCCCGACTGGAGTTATAGTATATCAGGTCTTTAGGTCCACGGTCAAGCGAAAATGCAAAATGTGTTGTTCCTGTATCACCCCCGATAAAGATTTCGGCAGTCTGGATATGGTTGATATTTTCCATGAAGCCAAAACTATATTTGAAATGTATTGGAATCAATTCTTCATGGCCAAATGGATATTTACCAACACAGATAAGTTTTTCGTAATCATCATATTCTGGCGCACTATACTTATTACAAATGGTTTCAAGTAATTTTGGTGGCCAATTTCTGTAGGTATTATAAGGCGCATCAAACAATGGAAAAATAACAATCTTCTTTTCCATTTCTAATTTGTTTGGAACTGTTACTAAATCTCCAGAGATATCTCTAAAGTCCCAAACATTCACTCTACGCCATGGCAGAGTTTCTTGTCCTTCGAAATCAGAAAAGTAATTAGTTACCAATAAAAGAAATGTATAAAATTCCTGTACATATTTCTCAGAACTTATTGCTTCCGGCTTTAAATGAAATCGAATCTGTGGATTATTATTAGTTTTTCTAATATGTTCCAATACATTACAGACACCAAGTAAATCACCATTGCGTAATGGTCCACCAAAAGTACCAGGTTCAATATTAATAATCAAAGTAGTGCCTCCAAATCTTTAGCGTGAACTAGTTTTGCTTTACGGTTCAAATAGAAATGTTTTTCAAATACTTTATTGATATCCTTACCATCGTCCCAAGATACATTATCACCTACACGGAACTCAGGTTTCCAATCTTCTGCTTTCCATACACAATAAAGTGGAACATTACAGAGGTCTGCCAACATACCGACACCAGTAAAATTGGTGATAAATGGTTTCTTTAGATTCTTAATGATGTAAGCATTGGTCAACATATCATTATCAAAATTAATAAACTCACAATCTTTTAAATAAGATAATACATGAGTTTCTCTACGATTATCAATCTCACCAACCGCCCATCTATCACCAACATAATAGGCATCTTTAATTTCAATATCCATCTCTGGTGTTAATACAACAAATTTATCATTTACTTCAAACATCAAATCATATTTGTCCCTTAACCAATTCTCATATCGACAGGTTTCAATCGGTCTATCAGGATCACCTTTAGTTTCACGGCTTGGCCACGAACTTAATTGAATCATATCGCCATAAGGAATGAT